AGAGCATGAAAATCATCTAGCCCTATCATACAGCCTCACGTCATAATCTGTAAGGGTGCGACCCCGGCAGCAATTTGTGCACTGTCCGGGAATACTCGGATGGGGAAGTCGCTTAATTCCGGACCGCTGATAACAGACGGTAGTGCGTTGAGCCGAATCCAATCAGGTAGATCGTTCCCGGCAGGGGTTGCGCTGCCAAAGGCCGCATCGAAAGCCACCATTTGCTTTGAAAAATTGTAGTTCTGCCTCAAGTCCGAAACCGTCTGGGTCTTCTCGGCAAAGTTGCCATCCAAATTATGCCACCAGTCGGCTAAAGAATCGGCCTTCAATGTGCGTTCCGGCCTGATTCCGCCAACCCGCCACATCGGGAAGTTGTAGCCGGCTTGCAGAATGTTCGTTTGTTGCATCTCGGTTCCTTGGTCCAAGGAAAGAATCAGTTGGGCCTCTTGATACTCTTTGTAATAGCCCATCGAATACTCGGTAGCGTCGACAGTGCGATCATCAATAGCCATATACACACTCATGCTAGGGTCGACCACAACACCCGCTTCCCCTAGGTCGTTAAACAGTATAAGGGTCAAGTAAATGTAATCCGTATAGAACGTGAAAGTCGGTGAAGAACCGAGGAATTGGTTCGGAAACTCATCAATGATTGGCCCGGTATCTGTCATAACCATCGACGCCTTGAACAGTAGGTTCGGGTCGGAGGCAATAGGCCCAGAGTTGCCAAACATCTGAGCCCATACTATATTCGTGTTCATCACCGGGTACTTTGAAACAAAAAACTGGTAACCCGATCTAGGGCCCATCGAACTTGATAGTTGGGAATCGTCATAAAAGTCGATGAAGTTGACAGTGTGCCGCTCTCCGGTACGTAGATTAATCCGCTTCTGGTAAACACGGAAACTGTCGTCGTCTACTGAGACATTGTCGTCAATAGTGATAGATTCTCGAAATTCATGAATAGGCATCAGCGTCCACCCCCTGCGATCTTGTGAGCAGCCTTGACAGCGGCCCTAAACCCTCCCTTTTTCCAAGTACCGTCCTTCTTCTTGTGCTTGCCTTTGACCTTGTTGAAAGCAGCCCTGTATTTGCGTTGGTAGGGGGTAATCTTCTTTCGCTGTGTAGGCGTTGGTTCAGCGCCCATTACTGCCTCAGCCTCTTGAGCATCGGTTGGCACGACCTGAGTCAATACCTCACCCTCTTTGATGTAGATCGCAAATGCGGGTTCCCGGGTCAGAAGGTAAGACTGATACGCCGGTATGGCGATCATGTCGATTGGGAACACGGTTGTATCGTCTCCGATGATTAGGCCGGTAATGGCGCCAACGCCTCCACCGATTGCGGTCCCTATGCCGGGTGCCACGGCTGTCCCTATACTTGCCCCTAGGCCGGCTAAAGCCCCGGCTGTTTCAGCCTTAGACTTAGCACGCTCTGTTCTACCTCTAGCCAAGTAGACCACCTCAGAGGTCTTGCGCTTGGGTTAGTAGTTGAGTCATTTGCTTCTGTGTGATTGCAGTGGGTTCGGCGATTAGCATAACATCCACTTCTAGGGTGGCTTCACTATACTCGCTGTCGGTCGATGAAGCATCAACAGCAATACCGACCAGAAGATCCGAAACGACTGGATATCCACCGGGGTGGTAATCCCTCATTGGGTAATTGCCACGGAAGTAACCTTCAGTAATTTCACCTTGGTTTAATCCGCTGTATCGGCTAATCACATACTCTTCAATGTGCAATACGTCGGGGCTTGCAATACCAACGTCCTTGGCGCTCTCATAGGCACGGCTGCTCACGAATATCTTCCAAGCGGATTGTGTATCGAATCCGGGGTTTGGGTTCTGCATATCGTTGAACAGAACCGACCAGACGCCGGTATTGGCTACTTCTCCGCTGCCGTTGTTCGGGTCACGGATTTGAAGAAAGAGGTCTTTCACCATGAGCCCCTTCTTTTCGACCACGCTCACGTAATCGCTTAGATCTATTCGGCCATATACAAGACTGATGTCTCCGTCGGTTGACAGTGTGAATTGCAGTCTATCTCTCAAAATTATGTCTGACTTTGCTTTCGCCATACCCCTACGGGGTACGGGTGTACTATTTCAATACTGGTGTAAAAAATACACTACGGGGTCTAAATAACCCCCCTTCTTCCGGTGGAACGTCCGTGTAAGCAAATACGGAGGGGAAACCGAGTCCACACCCGCCTGCTCACCGATCTGTGGCGGGTGTGGCTCAACCTTTGTGCTGAGGACAGGGGAACAAGAATATGAAAACAGCAATAATAACGATAGCGATGATTACTCTCATCGTGGCTGCTGCCAAGAAAAAGCAGTCCCGATGGAGACAGATGACTTTGACCAACGGCCACCCGAAAGGTGCTGCTGATTGGCTGAAGCCCGGAACGAAAACACGACCTCAGACGATCCAAGTTGCCACTGGCGAAGCGTTTGATTCAGACGGTTGGAAGATACCAGATTTTCTCTCGGAAAAAATGAGCCAAGTAATGCTGATTATTTTCGATGCAGACCTCCAGAAGCGCCCATTACTTCTGCACCAGCGATCTGCAGTCATGGCGGTTTTGCTCTGGCTTCGTGAAATCACATGCACCGAGCATGAAGAGAACGATATTGAAGTCGTGACCACAGATGAGCCTTGGGAGTTGACTTTCAAGAAAGGGAAGAAGCAATTCGACCCGTACACGATGACGGCGAATGACATATCGGAGGGTGGAGCCTAATCGGATCCAGTCTCCCCAACTTGGGCCGTCATCCGGTGAGGGGTGGCGGCCCTTTTTTTTGTCACAAAAAAAATGGCGAAAGTCACCTGGTGATTTTTGGCCAGGCAAATTTTGACACAAAATCCAAATCGGATCCAAAGCGGCGAAATTCGATCTATTTTCTCTCTCGATTGACTGGAAGGTTTCCCCTCCGGATTGCTGAATCGGACCCGAGAAACATGCCTTCCTTGCGTTTGTTTACAAAATATGACTGCTAGTACCACCGGCATACTCTAGAGCGCTACGGGCTAGTCTACCGTAGAGCATTTTGTAATACCCCGTAGGGGTATTGTTTTACTGGTTGCTAGTAAACCGGGTCCGCTTCAGCAATCCGGAGGGGAAACGGCGATCATCAACCAACGAAAGCATGTAGATCTAAACCAAGTGATGCGGCAAGTAGTATCACGATGGGCTTCAACATCTTCACATACGCTTGAAACTCAGCAATAGCCTTCTCAATCGCATCAACACGATGCTCAAGAGCATGAAAATCATCTAGCCCTATCATACAGCCTCACGTCATAATCTGTAAGGGTGCGACCCCGGCAGCAATTTG